GCCGCCAAAGCGCAGGTTGAGCTGGGTTGGGCTGCCATAGCCAACTAGCAGCCAGTAGCCATTGGGCGTTGGTGCGACGGTGCCGACCCAGATGTAGGCCGAGCGGTCGGAAGGGTTGATCCACCATTGGCCTGCAAATTCCGGTGTTGGGGCGGTCTCGCTGACTTGGGCGATGCCGTAGTCGGCAAGCTGCTGGGCGGTGACGCTGTTTTCAGCAAGGAAAGCTGATGTGAACGTGCCAGTAGTGATCTTGCTGGCGTCGAGGTTGGGGATGTCGGCTGCGTTCAGCGTGGCGCCAGTGGTGACGTGACCTTGGGCGTCGATCGTGACTTTGGTGAAGGTGCCGGTGCCAGCGCTGTTGGTGTGGTTCAGCACGCCAGCGCCAGTCACGCTGAGGCCGGTGCCAGGCTGGATGGCGCCGTTTGTGCTGCTGGTGGCGACCGGTAAGTCAGTGCTTGTCAGGGCGCGGAACGTAGGTGCGGCTGCGCTGCCTGTGGTCGGGCCTGCAAAGATCGTGCCAGCGGTTTGGGTGTCGAGGCTGGTGGTGATCGTGGCGCTGAAGTTGTCTGGTTTTGTGACCGAGAACGCCAGCGGGGTGGTATCGCTGAAGGTGATGGTCTGCAGCGCTGCGACCTGCTGCCAAGCTGCACCAGTCCAGACGTAATTGAGGCCGGTGTTGGTGTTGATCCAGCCTTGGCCCTCGAAGTCGCCGCTGCCGCTGGGGGCGTTACCGCTGACGATGGTGCTGGAGTCGGCCGCCAGCTTGGGGCCGGTGACGGCGCCAGCGGCTAGTTTGCCGGTGGTGACGTTGGCGTCGAGGATTTTTGCAGTTGTGACGGCGTCGGCGGCAATCGTGGCGGCGAAGCTGCCGGTGCCTGTGCCAGTTACATCACCGGTCAGGGTGATGGTTTGGTCGCCGGTGTTGGTGCCGCTGCTGGTGCCGGAGTGCGTGCCACTGAACGTGCCATCTTGGGTAGCAAGGGTGCCAAGGCCAAGCGTGGTGCGTTGGGCGGCAGCGTCGGCGTCGTCAAGTAGCGCCCGGCCGGCACTGGTGCAGGTGATCTCTTCGATGTTGCCGGCACCGGCACTGGAGCGACCCAGCAGCTTGTCGGTGTCGCTAACGTTCTGGACCTTGGCGTAGGTGATCGCGTCGTCGGCCACTTTGGGAGTGGTGACAGCGTCGCTGGCAAGGGCGGTTGTATCGACAGCGCCAGCGCCGAGTTTGTCGACTGTGACCGCGTCGTCGGCAATTTTGGCGGTTGTGACCGCGCTGTTGATGATCTGGCTGGTGGCGATTGCGTCAGCAGCGATCTGCGTGGTAGTAACCGATGCACCGGTCAGCTTGGCGCCGGGGACACTGGCGTCAGCCAGGTTCAGCTTGGCGTAAGTGATCTGGGTGTCAGCTATTTTGCTGACGGTCACGGCACCAGCGCCGAGTTTTGTCTCGGTGACGGCACCGGTGGCGAGTTTGGCCTCGGTGACGGCCGCGTTGACGATGGCAGCGGTGTCGACCGCATCGTCGGCCAGTTCGGCGGCGCCAACGGCATTGGTGGCGATAGCAGCCGCATCGACAGCGCCAGCTTGAAATTTGCTGGAGGTGATGGTGCCGTCGGCAATTTTGGCAGCGATGACGGCGCTGTCGGCCAAGGCAGCCGTGCCAAGGCCGGAGGCGTCGACTTTGGCCGTAGTGACAGCGTTGTCGGCAATTTTGCCGGTTGTGACCGCTAGGTTTTCGATGCCCGCGGTCGGGGTGATGACCTGCTGGAAAGTGCTGCCGTCCCAGACGCTGAAGTATTTGGTGCTGCTGCTGACGTGGCCACGGCCCTCGAAATTGTCGGAGACGGGGGCGGTTGTGCCGTAGTTGATGCTGGAGTCGTTGGCCAGCTTGGCGGCGGTGATTGCGTCGTCGGCCAGTGCGGTGGTGCCGAGTTTGGTGACGCTGCTCTGGTTGAGCTTGGCGAGATCGATGCTGGAGCTGTCTGCCAGGCTGGCACCAGCCTCGAAGAGGTCTTTGGCGGTGACTTTCTTGGTTTCGCTGGCCGATATGTCTACGATGGGTAGGACGTCAACGGCCGCGACGTCAGCCTCGGAGAGCTGGGTTAGCTGCGTAATTCTCTGGTCAGCCATGCGCCAGCTCCGGCTACAGCAAAGTCTTCTAGCAGTTTAGTCGGTGACTTCAGTCAGGAGGAAGTCAAGGTTTTGTTGCAGGCGCAGGCGGTCGGTGTCCTCCTTGAGGATGTAGCCAGAGGGCTCACCGATCAGTAGTTTGATTTCGCCAGTGGTAACAAAGTCAATAGCGCAGTTGATGGTTTGGTCTGTGGTGACTTCGATTCCAGTGCGTGTGACCATCGCCTGGAACTCGTAGTAGATGTCTTGAGCGCCAGGGTAGTTTTCGTCTTCGGTGAGCTGGAGGTAACAGTCAAACTCGCTGCCGATGTCGGTGCGGTTAATCAGTTGCAGCATCAGCAGCGGATTTTCCACTAGGCCGCTGTTGCTTGTGTTGAAGATGCAGTCGATCGAGCCGGAGCCGCTAATCAGACCAGCCGAATACATCCGCTTGAAGCGGTCGGACATGGTTGTGGTTTCCAGGGATTCGCGGTCGGTGTTGAAGCTAAAGCCTCGGACATCACCAAGGACGCGCTCCACGGAACCGTAAATCTGCACGGTGATTGGCAGGGCGCTGCCTGCGAACGATTCCAGGGGATACTCGACGCTGCGGTCGTTGTTGATGGCAGCGCTGAAGGTTTCAAAAAGGCGGACACCACCGATGGCATTGACGTTGGCGTAGGCAACGACCTCTTTAAATGTTGCGCCGCCGCCGTCGGGCCAGGTTGAGCTGGGTAAAAAGTCAAGCCCTCGGGCGTCTGTGGTGGTGATGACCAGTTGATCTCCAGTAAGCAGGTTGTCGACGGAGCCCTCAAAACCGACGCGGTTAAGAGTTGTGTTGACGTCTGCAGGCAGAATCGAGCTGACAAATGTGCCAGCCGCTTTACGGCGAAGTTTGACTTTGCCGTACTGCCCTAGGAAGTACGTCATGCGTCAACGAGTTCGCGGAAGGGTCCGTCGACGGTGAACTGGATGGCCACTGAGGTCAGCTCACCAGTGGAGACTTGCATCGAGGCGCTGGTGATGTAAGCGTTGAAGGCGATGTCGTCTTTGATGTCGCCGGTGGATCCGGGGGTTTGACCGACGCGGAGGATGATGCCAACGCGGTCAGACTCGGTGACGCCTGCCGTGGTGGTTTTCATCAGCTTGTTCAGAAACTCGTCGAACTGAACGCCGGGCTCGGTGCTGGTGGTGCCTTCGCGGCGGTAGTACAGAACGGTGGCGCTGCCGGTCGAGCTGACGGCACCAGGGGTATAGCTTTTGACGGCGGTGTCAACGGTGGTGGTTTCCAGCAGTTCCAGGCTGGTTTCGAGGGACCAGTCGCGGAGCTTAAGGGCTTGTTCAGTGCTGGACGGCGTCACGGCACCTGAACCAGCAGTGGTGAGGTACAACGCACCAGTGCGCCCGGTGAAGAAGGCCATGACAGGCGTAGCTTGATGGGATCAGTCTAGCGTTGGATAGTAAAGAGGTTGTCTGAGAAGTCTGCGATCAAGGAATTGTCGCTGGCATCGCAAGGAAAGATTGTGCCGCGAACCGTTACTTCGCCTTCTTCGTCCATCTGGACTTCGTTGACGCGGAAGACGCGGCGGGATTTGACCTTAGTGCCAAGGACGTACAGGTAGCCTTCGCGGGTGGCCAGGGCTGCCGCGATGTTGTCCGTGACGGTGGCCGTGGTCTGCACCACGCCGTTGCCGCTTTGGTAGAGAAGGAAGGAGTAGCTGCCGTTACGAACTGTGTTGTCAACTGGAGAGTTTAGTTTGCCGCCGGGGCCGACGACGCCGGTGGTGATGCCATCCCAAGAGTTGTGGCCGATGTCGACGTAGATGTACGAGCCTGGTGAGATGGGGCTTGTGGTGGGGAAAGTCTTGAACTCGATGGCGGACCGGACGTAGCGTCTGGTGTTACACATCAGCTTGCCGAAAAGAATCGCTTGGGCTTCGTTGGTGACGAAAGCGGATGCGTCGAAGGACTGGAGGATGGCGTTGGCCGGATTGGTATCGCTGCGCTGGATAGTGATCGAGCGGTTTACGGAAAAGGTGCCGTTGCTGTCAAGCGAGCGGTAAATGACAGTGGCGATGATGTCTTGGACGTTCGAGTCGTAATCCAAGAACTCTTCTTTGTAGCTGTCTTCGAGGATGTTGCCTTGGTTGAAAAGGGCGGAGACTTGGATTTGGCGTTGGATGGCGCCAGTCAGTTCGTTGTACGGGACGCTCGGAATCAGGGTTTCGCGGCCGCCGATGCGGGCAAACTCCAGCAGGCTAAAGGGTGCGTTGGCTGCCCAGAAGCTGCGCCAGTTTTGGCGGTCAGCGATCAGGGCATCCATGTATAGGTTATTTGCATCGCAGAAACGTTTGGTGATTGCAAGCTGGCGAATGTCGATGCCGTTGATCTTGGCGTAGTTGCCAATGCCATCTTGTGTGTCAAGAATTGTGTCCAGGAAAATATCCGGCGCGAAGCTGGTGGGGCCGTCTGGTTGAGCGGGGTAGTAGTTGTAGCTTGCGCTGCCCCAGGGATTGCCGTTTTCGTCGGGGAGGTAAGTACGGAGTCGACGCACTGGTTTGCCTCCAGTGATAAACGTGGAGAACGAGCGCATGTCCTGCAAACTCTTGCCGCTAAAGACGTTGAAACCAACAAGCGAGAGGTTGGAGTACAGTGCAGGCGTAAAATTTTGTATCAACTGTTCGCTGACGGCGGTAATGGCCAGTTCGGGGCCGCGCTCGAAGGATGTTTGTAGTTGGGTGTCGGCATCGAGGCTGAAAAGGTCCCACTCGTTGGTGCCGTTGGCGGATTCGTTGAGTGGAGGCAGCCCGCTGGTTTGACTGTCTTGGGTGAAGCCGGTGAAGTAGAGCGTGCGACCGGAACCTAGATCGAAAGTGGCTGCGTTGCCTGAGTTTTGCAGGTAGAAGTAACGTACAAGGCCGTTAGCTTGGCGCAGGAAACTGTGCTTGGCGATTTCAGCTAACGGATCGAGGATTGGCTCGAGTCGGAACTGCCAGTTTTGTGGTGTAGAGCCGCCGTTGAATTTGATGTAGATAAAGTTGTCTTGTTCGGCGGCGCGGCGCACGACAAAAATGCCAGGTGCTGTGGTGTAGGCACCACCGGCGATGCGGTAGTGCAGCAAGAACATGGACGTTCGCTGCTGGATGCCGTTGTCGCTGGCGGCGTAACCTGCACGACGCTGGCTGCCGTAGCTTTGCTGTCTACCCGAGATACGCCGGTATACCTGCGCTTTCAAGGCGATGTCGACAATGTTGCACTGGGAGACCGTGGTGTACGAGGCCTCTTCGACGCGGGTTATTGCTTTTAGGTAAAACAGATCGTCGCTGCCAACCTGTCTGGCATTTTCAAGTTCGATAAAGCGCTGTATGTCTGTGCGTTCAGCAGGTGTAATTGCACGAAAAAATACCAGGCGGTAATCGGTGTAGTAGCGTTCTTCGCCGTAGTCATAATCGTAGTAGTTAGCTGTATAAGATTCGATACCGTATATGTTTCCTGAGTTAAGAAGAGCTTGGGCGTCTAAAACAACAAACCTTTCGTTTTCCGGTATCGATCCTCCGTATTGCAGATAATCGTATTGATAGTTACCGTCGCTGTCGTAAGCGGTGGCCATTGTGTTGCGTTGATCAAGTGCCAGTAAGTTATCAACTGTCCGCTTACATCTTTGGTAGTCTGGGCTATTTATTACATCTTGAGCCGTGTCGATAACTTCGTCATAGGTGTAGTTAAGCGATGGAGCACGGCCGGCTTCAATACAGACCAGATCCACGACAAAATCACCTTCGTCGGTGGTCGTACCAGTGATGCGATTGGTGCGGTAGCGAGCGGAGCCGAGCTTGAAGATGCCGGCGTCGTCGAAAACGCTGGCTAATGTGCGGCGCGTATCCATTGCGGTACGCACCAGGTCATCCTCAAACGTTGCGCCATCGGGGGAATTTGCCGTGGAGGCAAAGCGGATTTGCAACGTTTGGTTGAGCGGGATTACGGCAAGGGCGCCGGTGTTCCAGGCTTGAGAAGAGGCGGTTATTTGAATATCGGCGCTGCCTTTGTCGCCAGCTTCGTTACGGAGGTAGGTCTTGACGTTGATGGGGACGGGGCTGTAACCGCCGAAGATGTTCGAGCTGCTGGGGGAATAGGCCTGGCTAAAGCCGTCTACGCGGGTGTTTTCGATGCCGGGCTGTAAACGATAAGGATTCTCATTTGCACTTCCGTATTTGGTGGGGTCGGAGTCGCTGGAGAAGCTGGCTTCGTTGAACCAGTGGAGAGGGCCTGTGAGGCCCATGTAAATCCACTTGTTCTGGGCGATCAGGTCGGTGATGACTGTTTGACCGAAGGCGGATTTGTTGATGTCGACGCGGGTAATTTGGCCGCCGGTCAGCAGCATCAACATTTGCAGGAATTGGTTGCTACCGTAGCTGCGGACGGCGCTCCAGAGGAGGGTGCCAGCGACACGGACGCCGCCGTTGGGGTTGCCGCTGTCGGAGCGGTCGGTGTAGACCAGCGGGACGGTGTCGCCGTATTTGCCGAGTTCTTGGACGCTGTTGAAGCCGAACCGGGGCGAAAAGCGTTGTTCACGGGTCTGGCGTTCGCCACCGGCGGCTGAGATAGATGGGATCTCCGGACGTGGTGTCAGCAGTACAGAGACGACTTGAAAAATGATGCCGATGACGGCAAGAACAATCGAAACAGGGTCGTTGCGGATGTCAAAAACTGTGCCTTCTTTTGCGTCGGTATAGGTTTGCTGGATCGCCAGGAAGTCGAGATACTCTTCTTTGGTGATGCCGAGGGTGGCGATGAGGTCGTGCTCGTAGGGCAGCAGCTTGCGGGTCATCGCTCCATCCAGAAGAGTTGGCCGGTGCCTTCTGGCAGCTTGGCTCTTACTACATTATGAGACGGACCAATGAAAACAGTGCTGCCGTCTTCCATGAC